CTCAGTACACCGGCGCAACCACGCTAGATGTAGACTATGCTTTGCAAAGCGGCTCGGATTCAGTCACAGTCACGGCAATTGATTCGACAACGGCTAATAAAGCGGCAGACCATACCATCAGGCGAAGTTTTGCGAACGCGGTTGATTCGAGTAGTGGCGATGCAAAGACATTCCGGTCACTGTTAGGCGCAATTGCAAAACTGGTAAACAAAATTGCTATCTCTGGAACAACTTTGACAATTTATGAAGAGGATGACACAACGGCGCTCGGCACGCAAACATTAACGACGGATTCAGGCGCGTTGCCCATCACTGAGGCGGATACGACATAATGGCAGGTTTTAGAGGATTGCAGGAACTTATTTGGTTTATGTTGAGTTCTGCCGAGGGCATTGTTCGCTCAATAGGGCCAGATTTGCGGGCGACACCAGAACAAATACCTCAGTGGGGCAGCGCGGAATTTACATTGCCTGAATTGGATGTGGCAGAAACATACATACCAAAAATGAATGAGGCTAAAGAAATATGATTATCTTATTCGTTACGGTGGATGAAATTACAGCAGTTATGGCGGCAGGCTATACAGTTGTGCGCGTCTACACAGACACAAGCGCAAGCGGCGATTTTACCACGCTCGATGGGACAATAACTCTTGTTGCTGGCACTGAGAGTTACAGTTATACGGATTTGGACGGTACAGAGGACACTTGGTACAAAACCGCTTATTATGGCAGCACACCAGGACTTGGTACAAAATCACCAGCGCGAAAAGGCGACACAAGCAAAGCATATGCCACCATTAAGGAACTACGCCACCAGATTGGCATGACAGGTGCAACAGATGACGTGGAACTAGCAGCATTATTAGATGCGGCAACCAATTCAATTGACAATTTCTGCAATAGGCCAGATGGGTTTGTTGCTGTTTCGACGGCTTCAGCACGCTATTATCCTGGAAGCGGTGGGCCTTACCAGTTTATTGATGAATGTATAGACATAACAACTGTGTCTGTGAAAGATTCTGCTTCTGACACGTCCTATACAGATTGGTCAACACCGACCACCATGATGGCAGGTGACGGTGATTGGTTTCCATTTACTGGCGATCCGACTTATCCGAGTTATGAATTATTGCCTTACACTGGGTTAATGATTGATCCAAACGGTTCATATTCCACATTTGTGAGTGGACTTTACACTTCAAGGCGGGGGTTTAGGCCGTCAACAGGAATGAAGCGCAATGTCCCGACGGTGAAGGTGACTGCAAAATGGGGCTACGCTGAGGATGTGCCAGCGGCGATTAAACAAGCCTGTCTCACGCAGGCGGCGCGGTGGTATAAGCGAGGGCAAAGCGCGTGGGCCGACGCGATGGCCAGCGCTGATTTGGGCCAAATTATGTATACTAAAGCACTTGACCCGGCAGTGCAACATTTGCTCATTAACGGGCGCTTTGTGAAGAAGGTTTTGGGGCGGCGCTAATGGCAGATGATCCGATTAGAATGGAAGTTAAGGGACTGAAAGAAACACAAAAAGAGATGGAGCGCATTATTAAGGAAATGCGTGGTGGGCCATTTACTCAGGCACTCAAGAAAGCAACGTTGCTCGTGCTCAGAGCAGGAAAAAAGAATTTGCGCGGCTATCGTAGTCCGGAAGTGGGGGGTGTTGACACTGGGCGACTGAGAGCAAGTCTCACACCAGAAATCAGAAAGATGGCGAATGAGAAAATCGGTGTAGTGGGAAGTAACGTTTTATATAGCCCATATCAAGAATTTGGAACCCGTCCATTTTGGCCACCTCTTTCAGCACTCGAAACGTGGGCGCGGCGGCATGGAACAACGGCATATGTAGTGGCGCGGGCAATTGCGAGACGTGGCATAAAAGGCAAATTTTATTTACAAAATGCGCTTACCGACAACGCAGAAAGAATATTCCAAATTTTGGGCAATGCAGTAGGGACGATTGTGGAGAAATAAATGCCAAGTATTGCAGAAATCAACTCGGCAATTGAGACAACTTTGTCAGCAGCGACCGGGATTGTCAGGTCTCAGGACTACGACGAATTGACAGAAGGCATACACGGCGCTGATATGCCGTTGTTGCAGGTCTACCCGGAAAGCGGCAATACTGATTCGGGCACGGCGACTGACAGAACAACTTTTGGCGCGGGACGGCGACAAACAACCATGACATTCCATGCTGATGTTTACGTAAAACAGCGCGCAAATATTGGTGAGGACATGGCGGCGCTTGTGCCACAGATTGACAATATTATTACAGTTCTGGAAGAGCAAACCACACCACCTTTTTTCAGTCTTGGCACAGACTATGACGAATACATAAAATCCTTTAGTTGGAATTGGGAACGCTCAACTTTTATCTATGGTGATAGGCAACTGCCTTACATCGGCGTGCGGTTCACCCTTGAAATGGTGGTGTTTTAATGACAGTCTATAGAATTCTAAAAAATTTGGACGCGGGTGGGTTGGGTATTATCCAAAAAGGCGAATTTAGAACACTGTATTGGGCAGGTGAAGGTAACATTACCAAATTAAAACAGGTCGGGGCAGTAGCAGAGATTCACCCGCCACCTCTAGCAATTTTACCAGGTTGGCAATTGCGCGCAGAAAAATTTTCCAAAATTGATGTGCTCGATGCTGGACAGTTTTTAGAGACAAATGTGAGTGCTCTTGCAAAAGCGGTGAATGTCCGGCTCAAAACAATTGACAAATGGAAAGAGGAAATTAAGGCTTTTTTGACAATAAACACGGAACAAAAATGTTGTAAATAGGAGGTGCTGAGATGGCACAGACAACGACGGCTGTTAATGCGTGCGCGGCGCGGGTTTATGTTGACATTGGTGATGGTACGCTAACAGAAATTTCAGGGAGCACGACTGAGGTAACACCGAATTTTGAGTCATCTGAAGGCAGCGTTCAGACTTTGGAAGGCCGTTGGCCAATTCGCAAAGTCTGCAAGAGCGATGGGTCATTCAGTTTGTCGGTTGTGTATAGCACAACGGGCGACGAAGGACTTGATTTGCTCAGAGATTGGTGGTTTGACAACGCTAATTACAATGTTGCTCGAAGCATCAGGATTGACCAGCCAGATAGCGCGGCAGGCAGTGACCGGTATCAATGTGAAGCGTATCTTACCAGTTTTACATTCACGCTGGCAGCGAGTGAGCCGGGGCCGGTTGTTGTCTCTGCTGAACTGTTGCCTGAAGGCGAAATCACTTTCTCGACAATTGCGTCATAGTGAGGTTTTATTGTGGCACAGACCACAACGGCTATTAGTGTCTGCAATGTTGTCATAAGTTTGGACAATGCAGCAGGAGCACTAACAAACATAAGTGGAAGCAGCAACCGTGTTGAGTTGCGTCTATCGGCGCGCCAGATGTCAAGCCGGACTTACGCGGGTGATTGGCCAGAAATGTTATTAAGTAGCAAGGATGCGTCAATTACTCTGTATGTTGTTTACTCGACAACGGCGAATGAAGGACTCGATATTCTACGCGATTGGTTTTTCAGTACCACAGTTTACCATCAGGCGCGAACGCTGAGAATTGATGTTCCTGATTCGACTGCTGGTAGTGATAGGTATCAAGGTGAGGTCAAATTGCAAGATTTGACAATACCTCTGGACGGCAACCGGGCCGGGCCAATTTTAGCAACGGCGACGCTCAAACCTAGTGGCGCAAGCGGTATATCACATTCCACAATTTAGGATTTTGAGATGGCAAAAAGACAAATTACGGAAAAGAAAGCAGATTCAGCAGAAGTGCAAGGCGAAGGCAGTTGGTTTACCTACAAACTCTTGACGGTTGGTGAGCGGCGCAAATTTGCCGAGGAGGGCAGCACTCAACTCGAATTCCATGCAAAAATTGTGGCTATGAAGGTCACGGATTGGAATTGGGCTGATGAGAATGACGACCCGTTGCCTCACCCGTCAGAAGAAGGGTTTGAAAATTCATTAACAGACGATGAACTGCTTTTCATTTTTAGAACCATTGCAGGCTCAGAAGGTGAGCGAAAAAACTGAAAGAGCGGGCTATTGAATATCTATTCACAAGCAGCAGTAGCCCGCCAGAGGAATGGATTGAATTGTTTCTATGTCGTGACGTGTACCATTGTACACCTAGTGAATTGGATGAACAAGATTCAAAACGAATTATGGCACATCTTGCATTGCTGGACGCTGAGGGTGTTGTGAGAAAGCACCACAAAGAAGCAGCGAAAAATAAGAGACGAATTAAAAGGCACTAAATGGCAAGAAAGAACAAGGTTGAGGTAATTGTATCTGCTAAAGACCAACTGTCTAAAGCAATGGACGGAATGGTTAGTGGCGCGATGGAGCGCTTTGGCCACAAAGCGGCAGACATAATCTCTGACTTGCCACAAATGACAGTTGAGCTTGTTAACCTTGGTGCTCAGGCTCAGGCAGCCGAACACCGGTTTACTCAGTTTGCCGGCGGGACCGCGGCAGCAAGTGAGTACATGACCGCTTTCCAAAAAGCCACAGATGGCGCGGCGTCCAAAATGGAAAGTATGCAGGGCGCTGCAAAGCTTTTGCAGATGGGCCTTGTTGACAATGCTGACGAAATGGGCAGTGTCGCATCAATGGCTACAAAACTGGGCGATCAGACCATGAGCGCCGGCGACAGATTGGCCGACTTTAGCGCACTTTTGGCTAACCAATCCATTCCTCGTCTTGACAATTTTGGCATTAGTAGTGGTAAAGTACGTAAAAGAATAGATGAATTGCTAAAGAGTGGCGAAGCGCTGAACAGAGAAGAAGCATTCAAGATGGCCGTGATGGAAGAAGGCCAAAAGGCGCTTGACACTTTAGGCGACACCTCGGAACTTGCCAAGGTGAAAATTGACAAATTGACGGCAGCGGTTGAGGATGCCAAACTCGGTTTTGCAGAGATGGCAATTGGCATTGTGGAAGATGCGGCAGAGGCAGGCGGCGGCGTTGACAAATGGGCTGAAAAGATTAAGGGCTTACCCGACACAATTAATCAACTAAAAATCTTTTCGAGTGCCTT